TTAAATACCGATATATTTTGCGAATTGCGCTGCTGTTTTTTCTTTTCGTTTGTCTGTAATGTGGATATATAAATCCATAGTGATTTGAATAGACGAGTGGCCTAAACGTTCTTGTACGTCCTTAATATTTGCACCAGCTTCTAAAAGTAAACTAGCATGTGTATGTCTAAGACCATGAATAGTAATACGTTTAAGATTATTTTGTTTGATAATCACTTCTAACCATTTACGAGGCTTAGATAATTGGAGATATTCGTTTTTCTGGTTAGAAAATACCAGTTGATTTTTGCTTAACGTATTAATTCCCAATGTTAACAACCATTTTCTTTGTTCTAATCGCCATTTCTTCAAGATGTTCATAGTTTCATCATCGACTGGTATATCTCGCTTAGAATTTTTGGTTTTAGGTTGCTCTACATAAAGGCGTCTATTTTTTCCTCTGGCGAGAGTTTTATTTATCTTGATATAATTATCGTTAAAATCAATGTCTTTCCATGTGAGAGCTAAGAGCTCGCCTACGCGCATCCCTGTGAAGGCTAGTGTCCGAAAAAAAGAATACATACGAATATCTTTTTTCTTTTCTACTGATTTCAAAAAGATTTCTAGTTCTTCTTTATTAAAAAAGTTTAAAGTATCTTCTTCATGAACAGAGACCTTTCTTTTTGGAACTGTGATTTTTTTAAAAGGATTATCTTGTAGATATCCTAATTTAATAGCATAATCACATATACGCGAAGCATTATTGATGAATTCTCTATACAACACAAATTTTTTTACCTTTTCATTAGCGAACTTTTGAGCTATATCAATCGATATTTTGTTGATTTTAAGAGCACCAAATGCTGGTAATATATGATTCGCAAACTGTTCTTTTGTTTTAACGAAAGAACTTTCTTTTACTGTCTGCTCATAATTTACAATCCATAGATCGTATACTTCTTGAAAAGTTAACTCTTTAGACTTATTTAGACCATTACTTTCGTATTCCAATTGTAATTTGGTCAGCGCTAATTGAGCTTCTTTTTTTGTTTTAAAACCTCTTCGTGTAGTTCTCACTTGTTTGCCAGTCAAGGGATCTACTCCCAAATAAGTTTGAAACTTCCACAATTTTTCACCGTTTTTCTTTTTGTATTGTTCGAATGTTGCCATTTTTTTTCGTCCTTTCGCTCGGGTAAGTGTTCGGACTAAAATAGCTGGCATCACCTCCTTAAGTGGACGTATTTTTATTTAACTCTTAGTTCTTGTCCTGGATAAAGCATGTAGTTATTTGGATCCATACCATTTAACGCTAATAGTTGATCTACCGTAATTCCAGCTCGTTCAGCTATTTGTTTAGGTCCTTCCCCAGGTTGTAAAGTCAAGGTTTCAGTTCCAGATGAAGAAGGTGCTGTGGGTTGAGCTTGATTAGCTGGTACATAATCTTGTGGTACTGATTGCTCCGTTGAACTAGGAGTAGGTGAAACTTGTTCAATGCTTGAACTAGGAGCAGCTTCTGCATAGTTTTCTATACTTTCAACAGAGTAAGTACTACTAGTTTCAGAAGGTGTATTCTGCGCAATATCAGCTTGTTCTAATGTACTAGAAGATGCAACAGTATTTTCTGTTGTAGTCGAAGATAATTGTTCGTGGCTACTTGTTGAGCTAGTAGCTGTTCTAGATTCTTTAGTTTTTTCCTTTTTGTAGGGTTTCAAAACTAATTTCTCTTTATCATCAGATTTGTTAGATTTTTCTGGAGTTAAAATAATATTTTTATCTTCTTTACTGACGGTATATTTGGCATCATTATCTTGGTCTTTATCATCTTTCCAAGTCATAACATCGCCTTCAAGTGTGTACTCAAATTTGTAATTCATTTGGTCGACTAAGCTTTTAGCAAATTCTTCTCCCATAGCCTCCCAGTCGTTACTTGAGGTTGACTTCATAGAACTTGTGTCAACACTAAAAGTTACAACATGATCAGAAAACGATGCGATCATATTGGGTTCGTCTTTTTTGGTTGCTTCAATCAACCAATCATTAGCTTTTAAATCTTCTGTGGTTACTTTTTTACCACAAGCAGTGAAAAGTAATAGAGAAGCAAAAACTAATAAACTTGTTATTATTTTTTTCATTTTTTATTCCTCGCTTCTATGATATGATTTTTATGTACGATCTTAGAAGTAAGGTCATTTGTCCGTGTGCCAGCACGGGCTTTTTTTATTTGAATAAATCCCAAAAACTGAAGGTGGTTTTCTTATATACTTTGTTATACGCTGCTTTCTTTGGATTTTTTATCCATCCAGTGCCTTTTTTACCGTAACCAGGAATTACTGCTTTTTTCACAGCTCTTTTTGCTTTCCCAGTAGTTCTAGCGCTGATAGATTTTTTTATACTTGGTTTTCTCATTCCTATTTTCATCTATATCTTCATCTTCCTTACGTTGTATTATAATTCACAAGTAACGATCGAATTCATCTGGTAATCCAAAGCAGACGAGCTTTTCATATTTTGTCATATGATCAAAGCCGTCTAAAGTTGGATCAATAGTCAGATGAGTTGCGAAATAGTTTGCCTCTTTTTCAATTTTTAATTCAGATACTAGCGTTTTTTTAGATAACATAGGTGTATTTTCGTTTGGATGTAAAACACAGTGGCCTAATTCATGACTACAAGTTATCCATTTTCCCATTTCATCTAAATTAGAATTTATGTGAATCATTTTTATTTGTTTGAATTTACTATAGTAACCATAAATTTCTCCCAAATCTTCTTCCAAAACTAGTATCTTCAATTCTCGTGCAATTCTAAAAGGATTGCGTGTTTGATATAGTTTTACCAGCTTATTAATTTTGTTATCAATTTGAGGTAAATACATAAACAACGTACTCCTTTTAATCGCGATATTTTTTAGGTGTGTATTTTTTCTTAGCTTCTATCTTAGCTATTCTCAACGCATTCTCCAAAGAAATAATAAGAGCTTCACGTGTCGCTTCACTCATTTCACTATCTTTCTTTGAAAAAGCCATTCCATCAGCATTAGATAAATCGTCGATTAAGGACTGCAATTCTTTTTGAATATCACGCTCGTCTTTTTCAGTTAAATCGTAGTATCTTTTTTTCTCAGTACGTCCTAGTAAGTAATCAACAGATACATCGAAATAGTTCGCAACTAGTTGAACTTTGTCAACACCAGGATTGTTTTTTCTCCAGCGGTTGATAACCCCATTACCGAATCCAAGTGCTTCTTCTAATTGTCTTATAGATATTTTCTTTTCATTCGCAAGCATTTTTATTTTTTCGTATAAATCCACTTGTATCAACCTTTCTGTTAAATACAAGGTTTTGATATACAAAAAATCTACAAAAATAATTGACAATGTAGTAAATTTGTATATAATAATCCTTGTAAGATAAATGGTAAGTAAAAAAGCAAATCAAAAAACACACTTCCTAGCATTAAGTTTGGCGACCGAGTGCAGTAAGAAGCTTTGTTATAGGCTTATTTAACTATGTTTTGATTGTAGAATATTTGTATAAATATGTCAATGTTTTTATACAGAAAAACTTACTATTTATCTTACTAAAATATATTAGCGAGGTGAAAAAGATGCCTGATGCAAATGTTGGTAGAGAAAAAGTTCTTCAATATTTAAAAGAAAATAATATTCAAAAAATCGATTTGGCTGTTTTGTATGGGATACCTAAACAAGATATCGGTAATTATCTAGAAGGAAAATTGGTTGATACTCCAAAAGCAAAACAGCTGCTCGTTAAAATTATTGCGGATTTCAAAATTCGATAGGAGGTTCAGGATTATGGAAGTAATCTTAACGCCTGAAAATGAGGCAGCACTTCGTAGCTACATTCATGAAATCATAACTGATGAAATTTCAAAAGCAAGAAGAGATGCCTCAGTTGATAAACGTGTATTAAAGCAAATAGAGATAGCGAAATACTTCGGAGTATCAACTGCAACTATTCGTAAGTGGGAAGATAAAGGACTTCCATTCGGGCGTATAGGCGATCAAAAATTTTACGACAAAGAAAAATGTAGAGCATGGGTTCTAGCACAATAAAATATCGGGTAAGTGTTCGGAAATAATGACAGTAAAGAAGGGGAATTTATGGACAAACTAAATACAACAATCGTATTCAGTGCGCCAATCATTATTTATCTGCTGAGTGTCTGGGGAAGTAAACAAGCTTTGATCGGGGTAATTGTCTACCTCGTTTGGATGTTCGCAGGGTTAGATGAAGCTGAATATCAAACTAAAAAAAGACACGACCGCCGGCAAGCATAGTCGTGTCAAAAGAAATAAGCTATCAAGGAGAGTTTATCACAATGAATAAAAAAATCCAAAATTTAATCAAAAAGTTAGCGCATGAATGTGCGAATGATGATCTAGGAATGTCAGTTAGTGTAGTCGATGAAAAAGGGGAAGTTGCTCTTGCTCAAGCTGGAAACGATGGCTTGGTTGCATTAAGTGTTTACCAACAATATGAAAAAACAAAATATGACTTGCGGAAGAATAATTGCAATTGCGAAACTCACAGTGCTTTAAGATGTATGTTTGACATTGACGAAGAAGATGCTGAGTTTGAGGAATGGTGCCAGGAATTTCTTAGTTTTGCGGAGAAAATGGACCGCAAGAAAGGTGGTATCAAATTCTGATGATCTCAGTTAAAGGACTAGGCGATGAAATATTCGAAGTAATGATGAACAAAGCGCAACAAGATATCCAAGAAAAAATCTTGACTGCAGCAAGCTATGGACAAACGAGTTGCACTGTTTGTTCAAAAGGATTTACACCATCATTTCTAGCAGCACTAGAAAGCGAAGGTGTTTCAAATATTCAATGTGAAGATGGAAGTGTCAAATTATTTTGGGAATTTTAGGTGATCACGATGAAAGACTTTGATTCTTTAGGTGCCAGACAGCAACCACCAAAAGAAAGTAGTCCTATCGGAGTTGATTGGCAAGAAAATCCGTTATATCCAGGTGATACTTGCTATCTAACAGAAGAAGGCTATGTGCCAGTAGACGCAATTATAGAGTATATTCAGCAACATTATCCAAAGATTGAATTAGGAGGAATTTAGTAATGGCAAATGATTTAACACAAACAACACAACGTTCACTAGACGAGCAGGTGATTAGTAATCTTGGTCGGTTACAAGAACAGGGCTTAGAAATGCCACCAGGTTACAGTCCACAAAATGCGTTAAAAAGTGCTTTTTTTGAACTCACTAATAATACAGGAGGAAATTTGTTGCAGATGGCTGCAAACAATCAAGAAATGAAAACCTCCATTTCTAATGCACTTTTAGACATGGTTATTCAAGGGTTATCTCCAGCAAAAAAACAATGCTATTTCATTAAATACGGAAACAAGGTTCAGCTAATGCGTTCATATTTTGGAACAATGGCGGTCCTTGATCGTGTAACTGGGGGGCAGATATTACGCCTGTAGTCGTTCGACAAGGTGATGAGTTTGAAGTTGCAATGGATGGACCAAACATGGTTGTCAAAAAGCATGAAACAAAATTTGAGAATTTAGACAATGAAATCATTGCAGCCTATGTAGTTATCAAGTTAACGAATGGTAAAGAGACCACAACAGTCATGACGAAAAAGCAAATTGACCAAAGCTGGGCGAAGTCAAAAATGAAAGGTTCCGGACCGCAAAAGGAATTTCCAGAAGAGATGGCTAAACGGACAGTAATCAATCGGGCAGCTAAAGCATTAATCAACACAAGCAACGACAACGATTTATTAGTTCAAGCTGCAAAAGATACGTTAGAAAATGAATTTGACAATAATCGGAAAGATGTAACGCCACAAACAGAAAAAGTGGCTACTCTCGAGCAAAAATTCTTTTCAAATAAAAAGATTACTGAACCAATACAAAAAGAACCAGATCCGATTGTGATTCCAGATGATATCCAAAATGAAGTAACTCGAATTGCTGACGTACCTGGCCATCCAGAAATAGAACAAGCACATTTAATCGAAAATGAGGATACCGATCCGATTCAAGAAGAATTATTAGATGTTCCAGATTTCGGACGTGAGGAAGGTGCAGATGATGTCTCAGAATTTGAAGCCGATGAGTACCCTTTCTGATGAGAATTATTACTCCAATGAAGCTGACTGGCAGTACATGTCAACATCACAATATAAATCCTTTTTAAAATGTGAAGCCGCAGCCTTAGCAAAGTTGAAAGGCGATTGGGCACCGACGTCGGATCCTAAAGCTTTGCTCGTAGGAAACTACGTACATTCTTATTTTGAGTCAAAAGAAGTACATGAAGCGTTCAAAGAAGAAAATAAATCCAAAATGTTTTCTAGTCGGAAGCCTTATGGATTATTGAAAGATTTCCAGATCGCTGAACAAATGATTGATCGACTTAAACAAGAAGAAGTGTTCATGAACATCTATCAAGGGGAAAAGGAAACGATTGTGACTGGGGAACTATTTGGAACGACATGGAAAGGCAAGATTGATTGCTTGAATGTTGAGGATGAGTATTTTGTTGATATCAAAACAACCAAAGACATGCACGAGAGGAAATGGAACGAAAATTACGGATCAAGAGAAACATTCCTAGTTAATTTTGGATATGTACTTCAAATGGCTATATATCAGGAATTACTTTTACAGCAATACGGAAAGACGTTTACACCGATTATTGCAGCAGTTTCTAAACAAACACCAAGTGAAGCAAGACTTATAACCATTGAACAAGACAAAATGAATTACGAACTTGTCTTATTAAAAGAAAAAATTGAGCGAATTGTCAGAGTGAAAAATGGTGAAGAAAGACCAACGCCTTGTGGTACATGTGAGTACTGTAGAGGTAATCTTCCAATTACTGGATTCACTAGTATGGACGATTTATAGAACGGTGGTGATTATATGGCTGAAGGATGGGTCAAGCTTCACCGTTCTATAACTGAAAATTGGATATGGGATAATCCGCAATATCTAAAGTGGTGGCTTGATTTAATTCTAATGGCCAACCACAAAGAAAAGAAAATTCTTTTTAATGGTTCATTTAAAAAAGTTGATGTTGGGGAAAGAATTACTTCAGAACAAAAATTGGCTGAACGTTGGGGAGTAAGTAGAAATACTGTCAGAAAATTTTTAAGCCTACTTGTTGAAGATGACATGATAAGCATTGAAAAAAGCAGGAAAAATGGAACAACGTATAAAGTCAATAACTACGCCATTTATCAAGGGTTTTCGGAAGAAAAAAAACAACAGACTGAACAACGTGCTGAACATCAAAAGGACAACGAACTGAACATAAACAAGAATGAAAAGAATGAGAAGAATGAAAAGAATAATAATTATGTCGCAACACGCAAAAAACGCGTGTACGCAGATGATGATCCAAATAAAAAATTAGCCATTCTTTTATTAAAACTCATTCGAAAAAATCAAAACATCAAGGAACCTGATTTGGATAAATGGGCGAATACGATTCGTTTAACAATTGAATCTGACAAACGAACTGGTAGAGAAGTTCAAGACATGATTGTGTGGGCTACTAGTAATGATTTCTGGTCTGGAGTGATTTTATCACCGACTAGCTTAAGAAAGCATTTCGATAAGATGGCTATCCAAAAAAATAAAAGAAAGCAACAAAATATTTCTAATGATGAGTTACCAGAAACAGGTGAGGATTGGTAATGGATAAAAAACTAAGTGCAATGGCTGCACCTTACGGCGGATTAAAAACAACAGATCATAATTGTCCGAAATGTGGTGATCCATTGTATATCTGGAAAACAAAAAATAAAGATGGTACTGATCGATGCGGTCCTACATGTATCAATAAGATTTGTGGTTATCGGGAAATGGTAACTAAAAATCAAAAAGAAGCTATCCAAAAAGCGAATGATGCAATGAAAAAGGATGCTATCAATCGAATGCTTAACAGTTCAATGATTACAGATGATGCCATATGGACCTTCGATTTTGATGGATACAAAGTAGTCGATCAGGAAACAACACAAATAAAAGGAATGGCTCAAGAATGGGCTAAAAAAATCGTAAGTGGTAGCACGATTCACGCGGTTATTACTGGTAGAACAGGAGCTGGAAAAACTCATTTAGGTGCTGCAGTGATCAAAGAAGTGATGAGGGCATCTAATTATAAAATTGCCTGTTCATTTATAAGCTACCGAGAATTATTAGAGCAATTGAAGTTTGCAATGAATGATCCAGAAGCAAGAAAAGCTGTGACAGGATCGTTGATGGCTGAAATAAAAAAGACAGATTTTGTGGTGATTGATGATTTAGGTGCGGAGCTAGGTCGAATGGAAGAAAACAATCAAGCAACACCATACGATGTCGATGTTCTCACATCACTCACAGAAGCTCGTCTAAACAAAGCTACGATATTCACAACCAATTTATCATCGAAGCAATTAAAACACGCATACGGCGAGCGAGTGTTTTCTCGTGTAATGAACGGGACAAAAGGAAACATAGCCGTATTCAAAACAACGACAGACAAAAGGAGGAATCCAGTTTGACCTTTGTAGTGAAAAAAATGTGCTACTTAGATAGCCGAGGACGAGGGGAAGCCAGCATTGAGTTTGCTAAGCATCACCCGACTAAAGAAGAGGCTGACCTTGTTGCAAGTGTTTGTGGCGGCGAAGTAGTCGAAGTTATTAAACCCAAAAGACGATTTTCAAAACCTAAGACAAAGCCAGTGAAAAAAGAGTGTTGTTGTCCGAAAAGTAACCAAGCATGGATGAGAGGTGCAAAATGACTTGTTTAAAATGCAACGATGAAACAGTTATTTGGTATAAGACATCACTTGGATGGTCAACCTGTGAACCTTGTCCAATATGCAATGACAATGGACGACGTTCGAAAGAAAGACTCGAAAGACTAAAGAAGGAGCATAGCAAATGGCAACAAGAAGCAAATACGGAAACAAAAAGCACGAAGTAGACGGCATCACATTTGATTCAAAGGCAGAGGCTCGTTATTACATGAAACTAAAACGAAACGGTATGAGCTTCATGCCATTATCTGAGACCTACTGTGCAATGCAAGAAAATGTTCTGCTGCAAGAAGGTTATCTATGCAATGATCGTAAGATTGCACCGATTTATTACCGAGCTGATTTTGTGATTTATGAGAATGGACAAGTGAAAAAAGTGATTGATGTCAAAGGTTATCAAGATGCAATCTCTATGCTCAAAATGAAGATGTTTGCTCATCGATATGGCTTTCCAGTGACATTTGCTAAGTTCGATTCAAAAATCAATAAGTTTATTGAAATGGACTGCTTTGAATCAGCAAGACAGCAGCGGAAAAGACAAACGGAACGAAGAAAAAAGAAATTAATGGAGGGAAAATAAAATGACAAAACAGGTGAATTTCAGACCAGAATTAAAGAAAGTAACATCAAAATCAAATGGGAACACAGAAGTATTACTAGTTGTTAGCAACGGATCATTGAGAGGTAGTACTGAAAATTTAACGGAGTTTCTTGGCTCAACAGTGACTGTAGTAATTCAACCAGAAACAATCGAATACACAGTACCAGTAAATAAGCAAACGAAGAAACCAAATATTGAATATGTTGTGAATTCAGATGGCACAATCGAAATGTTCAAAGAAGAGCAGACTTCACTTGATATCGGCGATGGTGTAGAAGAAGTTGAGAATGTAACAATCCTAGTATCAAAAGAAACTGTTGATGATTTTATTAAAACAGCAACGACATTACAACTACCAGAAAATGTCACCGTAAATATTCGAGACGTTCTTATCCGTTTAGATGAAGGCGATAGTATGAGTGAAATTGCTGCAGATCATGAATTATCAGAGACTGCTTTAATTGATCAAATCGAACTAGCTAGACAATACTTTGCTCCATATGCAGATAGCTGGTCCAAACATAAGGACGACATCATTTTTCCAGAGGAACAATGAGATCAACTGATCCAGTAATTATCCTTGAGGAAGCCAAATTTATTTGGACTCACGAAGAGATAGAGCAAGCACGCTTGCTCTTTTCTCAAGGAGTTAAGCCGAGCAAAGTAGCTGAAATAATGGATCAAAAGATTCTTGATGTCGGATTACTTTTGCTCCATTTAGCAGAAAAAAATCTAATTTGAGGTGGAAATGATGATTCAACTTGCAGGCATCCAAACAGGGAAAATTTATTTTTCCGGTGAAAGCAAAAGTGAAGCAAGTCAATGGTTGCTTAAAACATATACGAATAATAAGAAGCTAAGAAAAAAATATCCTGATGCGTTGCTAAAGGATGATCAGATTATGCCGGAACCAATGATTTTTACCAAGTGGGATAAATAAAAAAAGAATATCGCGTAACGAATAATAGTTGCTCGGCTAAATAGTTAGAAATGTTAAAAAAAGCAAAAAAGCCGACGTGTAAGGTCGGCTGGGAAACAATTATTGTCTATTTTCTAGCCTCATTAATCAGACCTTGAATTCTTTCGTGGCCATTTAATAAACCGCTTGCTGCTTCAAAGAAATCTACTAAACGCTTAAATTCTATATCACTCCATTGATGGCTGTGGTTGGTTCGTACATTATTTAAGAATTCTGTATTAAATTCAGTGAACTGATGTAATATGTTGTCAAATTCTTGACGACCACCAAGAAGTTCATCGTTAAGAGCAATAAAGGTGTAGGCATTTGTGAAGCTGGCGTGAGCCTGATTTAAATACGTTAAGGCGCACATTAAGTCTTTTTGCTTATCAAATTCTTTTTCATCATCTAGCTCGCTTTTAAATAAAAGTTTATGTGAATAGTTTGCGTTATCAAAACCATCAATTAATAAATTTGATAAAATCTGTTTTTTTTGTTCAAAATTTTCAATTTCCATTATTATCACCTCGATTTAATTTACAAGTAAAATACCTTGTGAAGATATTATATCAAATAAAAAAAGCTGATTTAGGGGGTCTTACAAAAATACTAAAATTTTTTCAAAGAGATGATTCAAAACGAACAATAAAATTTGGTCATCTCTTGTTAAACAGTAAAAATCGAACGATATATATTCCAGAAAGGATGTTTGTATGGGAAAAACAAAATCGAAAATCAAGAAGAAAAAACGTCGTTTGGAACAAAAGGCAATCCAGAATGGAACGGCTAAGAAAAAATAAAAAAAGCCACCTCTTTCGAGATAGCAGCGCAATACTATTTTATCATATAAGGGGTGGCGTTTGTGAGATTTCAGTGGTTAAAAGATTATCAAGAACTTGATGAGCAGATTCTTTACTTAAAGTGGAATCTTAATAAAAGTAAGCTTGAATTGAATCGATGGGTCAATGGAGATTTAGCAGACGTCCGTATCGAAAAAAATTCTAGATCAGCTTCTTTAGAAGAAAACATCAAAAAGATAGAAAATGAATTGAGACTATTAAATGATCAAAAGGAAGAAATGCTATTACTAATAGATAGCTTTTCTGGTATTGATAATCAAATCATAAAGATGAAATATATTGACGGAATGAAGCTGGAAGACATCGCAGAGGAAATCGACTACGCTCCATCGTATGTTAGACAGCGACATGCAGAAATAAGAAAAACTCTGAATTTTATAGACGAGTATGAGCAAAGACGTGCTGATCGATGTAAAAAAGAAAGTGAAATCGAGTTCTACAATAGCGAGAAGTACAAAGAACAGCTGTCTTTATTCTAAAATTACAATGTTCACTAAATGTTCGAACATTGTAGCTATGTAAACATTGTTTGCAGCATGATATTCTATTAGTGTCAAAAAAATATGAAAGAGCCAAGATATCCTAACTGTTTTATTAATTGGTATCTGTGGCTCTTTTCTATTGCTTTGATTAGACAGCAATAATCAAAAATAAACTAAAAGGAAATGGAAAAGTTTCTTTTAAATTTTCGTGTTTATCTATTCTATCAATGGCTACTGTTTATTATTGTTTTACAATGAGCAAAATGAATTGTTTAAATGGTATAATTCATTTATGAAAAGGAGGCTATTCATAAATGATAAAAGAAAACCAAAAAATACGATATGCCATTTTAAAAGAAATTGAAAATGGAAATTACGAAAATCTTGATTTTGGTATATTGGGAATTTCAGAAGAACAATTTAATGACCAGTTAAATTTTTTGAAAAATGAAAGTTACATTGTTGGTGGAACTTACGGTAGCAATGTTTTATTACCTGCTACTTATAGATTTTTAAAACTGACTGAAAAAGGCGAAATTTTTTTAGCAGAGAACTCAACATTTTCTAAAACATATAAAATGGCAAAAGAAATTAGAGATTGGATAAAATAGGTGTGAGAAGTCTGATGTATATCAGGCTTCTCTTCTTTTATTTTGAAAGGAGTTTTATCTATGAATGATTTTCATGAGGCTGTACTTACTTTTGATGTTCCAGCGGGTATGGGGCAAGTTTATAAAAAAGCAATTGAAGATGATAACAGTAGGCATTGGATTAAAAACGAAATAAAAGATGGCGATGGAAATATTGTGATCAGCAATATCAAGCCAGTATGGAATGGTAATTATTGCAATGTTGATATTACTGATGGAGTACGCGGTCATTCGAAATTAACTATCACATTGCTTTCTAGAACATTGCCAAACTTACAAGAACAGGTTGATTGGTATAAACGTATGGGTGCAAAAGTAATCAGTACAAATTACAAAGGAGAGAATCAAAATGGTAATGAGAAAAATTAGATCATCAATTACTGGAACGGAGTATTGGGATTCAGAAAAGAAAAAGACTGTTGTGGTTCCGAAAGGTCAAGAACCTGATTTTGAAGTAACGGAAGAAAAAGGAATCTTAATTGATGATGGAAGTTTTATGACTATCAAAGGTGAACCAATAACTAATAGCAATGAAGTTCTTGATAGTGATGGCAACACTACTAATGACTTTGATGGAGACGAAGCTACTAATGATCAGTTCGCTGAAGAAACGGATGAACTGGACAACATGACTGCAAAAGAATTGCGTGCATATGCTAAGAAACATGGTATTGATATTCCTGGCGCTATCCGTGCAAAAGGCGACATCCTAAAATTTATCCGTGAAGCAGAATGAAGTATTGTCAGTTTGACGGATGTACGAACAAGATAGCAAAGGGAATATATTGTACTGAACACAAGCAATCAAGTAAATCACGTAAGAAGAAGCAACAAGCAAAGTCTGTTTATCATCATGAGAACAAACCATTCTATCGAACGCAAGCATGGAAAGATATGCGTCAATTTATTTATGAAAGAGAAGGTGGTCATTGTCAGCGGTGTGGTCAGTTCATATTTGGAAAGAGAGCACACGTCCATCACATTGTACCAATCAAAGACAACGAACTGCTTAAGCTTGATCCAAACAATCTCATGCTATTATGTTCAAAATGTCATCCAATTGTTGAAAACGAAACGGAAGACAAAAAAGTTTTTCCTTCGTATTTCAATTGAAGCCCCCCTATTCATTTTCAAAATTTTTTCGCGTGGGGAGATAGGGTAGCGGGGAGTCACGTGCATCGTTAGGTCAAATTTTTCAAAAACAAAGGGGGGTGTATAAAAAAATGACGACTAAAGCGCAACGTAAAGCGATTATTGATGAAAAAGTAAGTGCTGAAAAAGCTCGTATCTTAGAAATAATGCGTAAGTCTGATTTGTACACTATCACTCTTGATCCGCTTATTGAATCATATCTGGATATTTTTGAAATATACCAACATAAATATTTATTGTGGAAAGAAAAAGGTTTTCCAGAAACTCAAAAATTCACGAATAAATCAGGTGCTACTAATCAATCAAAACATCCGTTAGCGCAACAAGTAGAAACTTGGGCAGATAAGAAGATGAAAGCTCTGGATTTATTAGGCTTAACGAACAAAGCAAAAACTGGTAGACAAATTACTGGAGGATCGACTGCAAGAAAAGATGAAGAAATTACACGTCCGGAAGTAAAACCAGTAGATGAACTAGCAGCGCACAGAAATAAATGGCGTAAGAAGGCAGGTGCTGAAAAATGATTGAACCTGGTGTAAATTATGCTGATTTATTTGCAAAAGAAGTAAGAAAGAAACCTAAGAAGTATCCTAAAACCGTTCGTTTAGCAATAGATCGTTGGTATAGGTGGAAAAAAAGAAAAGACATTTGGTTTGATGTAGATCGGGCGAATGAAATGATGGATTGGGTAGAAACATTTATTGTTCACACAAAAGGAGAAATGGTAGGAAAACCATTTCTTTTAGAATCCTGGGAAAAATTTATTTATTCTTGGATTTATGGTTGGGTTAAAGAAAATGAAAAAGGACAAACTGTTCGCGTTACTCGTGAGGCTTATGTTCAAATCCCAAAAAAGAATGGTAAAACATTGATTGCCGTAGGTTCATTAGGTTATGCAATGTACGGTGAAGGTGCTTTATCAGTCGATTGTTATGCGTGCGCCTCTGATTTTGCTCAAGCTCAATATGCTGCTAAACCTTTTGCGGCTACCATCTTAAACAATCCAATTCTACTTGAAGGAACAAAAATATTTAAAGGACCAAAGGGAACTGTTTCTAGTATCACTTATGATTATATTCATAAAGATATGGCTTACTCGAATAAATTTATTGTTCAAACGAAGAATATTGATAACATTGAGGGTTCAAATCCATATTTTGTGTTGAATGATGAATTGCATAAGCAAGAGAAAATGGAACAGTATGACAATTTTAAGTCTGCTCAAATATCTTTACCACAGCCATTGATGTTTAATATCTCAACTGCTGGGAAAGGTTCGTCGTCTGTTGGAATGCGTGTATATCGCGAAGCAAAAGAAGTGTTGAAACGCGATGATAATGATTCAAACTTTGTTCTAATCTATGAGCCAAATAAAAATTATGATTGGACGGATAGAAAAGTCTGGGAAATGTGCAATCCTAACTGGGGAATATCAGTCGATTTATCTGCTTTAGAATCGGCATTTAAAACAGCGCAACGGTCAGCTCATTCCAAAGCTGAATTTCTAACGAAACACTTGGATGTATTTGTGAACGGCGCGGATAATTTCTTTGAACAGGATCAAGTAGAGCCATGTTTAGTTACCACACAAGAACTTGGTGATTTAAGTGGCGAACCATGTTATATCGGTTTAGATTTATCACGTACACGAGATTTGACCTGTGTATCTTTAAACTTCCCAACATGGGATGAAGATGGTAAAGCGGTTCTTAAAGTAAAGCAACTCTATTTTATTCCGAATGAAGATTTAGAGTTTCGAGAAAAAGAAGATAATGTTCCTTACAGTGATTTGGCTGAACAAGGTTTCGTTGAATTTTGCGATGGAAAAATGATTGATCAAGATCAGATTTTGCAGTACATAGAGGACTGCATGGATTTATATGATATTCAGCAAGTAAATTATGATCCAGCAATGAGCGATAAACTTGTTGAGAAACTAGAAAACTTAGGATTGGAATGCGTTGAGGTTGCCCAATATCCTAAAGTATTGAATGCACCTTTTGACGATGTCGAGCGGTTGTTTTATGAGAAACGGATTCAATTTGATAATCCATTATTCCTATATTGCACTTTAAACGTTGTAGCAATTACTAACATCAATGGACAAAAAGCGCCAAGTAAACGCCAATCAAAGAAAAAGATTGATGGGTTCGTGGCGTTTTTGTGCGGTCATAAGGAAACGATGAATCAAATGACAGATATTGATTCGGATGAGTTAGATGATTATCTAAGTTCCATTTATAGATAAATAGAAAGGCGGTGAGAAAAATTGAAATTACGTGATCGGTTATCGAATGCAGTTTATTCTTTTATGGAAAAACGTGGATATATCGAGGATATTTTTGGACACTACACACGTTATGGTCAAAGATATGTGACGGATTCATCTATCATGGAATCTTCTGATGTTTATGAATTAGTTCAAGACATATCCAATCAGGTGGCATTGGCCACACCGATTGTTATTGGTCCTGATGGCAACGAAGTCAAAGATCATCACTTGCTAAAGATTTTGAAGAGTCCAAATGATTATTTGACCGGATTCGAATTTACTAAATTGGAAACAAATACTTTATTGATCAATGGTGAGACATTCCCATTAACGGATAGGGATCAACTCCATTTGGCGTACGGTGTAACAACTAAGATCAATGAACGACTTCAAGAAGAATTTGAAATGAATGGTCAAAAAATACCTGGTCAAATGATTCGACACATTAAGAACATCGGAACTGATTCATTAAAAGGTGCTGGAATAATTGATCTTGCAAGAAACACTCTGGAAGGCGTTCTGAGCGCTGAAAAAGTTTTGACGGATAAATATACTAAAGGCGGTTTACTTGCGTTCATGCTTAAACTAGACGCCCACATCAATCCAAATAATAGCGCCCAAACAAAAATTGTCAAAGCTATATTGGATCAACTGGAAGGAACGCAAAATGAGAGTGATCATTCTGTTAAGATGATTCCTTTGGGAAAAGGATATTCCATCGAGACATTAAAAAGTCCTGTTGATGATGCGGCAATTTTGAACTATTTAGGTGTTTACAAAAAAGACTTAGGAAAATTTCTAGGAATCAATGTTGATACGTATCAATCGCTGATGAAGACAGATATTGAAAAAGCGATGATGTATCTGCACAACAAAGCAATCAAACCAATATTGAAAAACAAGAGCGAACATTACACCGCTCTTTTTTTTATGCCTAATTCTGGCTATAGAGTGGAATGGAAAATTAATATTTTGGATTTTGTTCCTTACTCAACAAAAACAAATATTGGCTACAACATCGTTCGTACCGGGATTACAAGTCCAGATAACGTGGCAGAAATGCTTGGTTTTCCTAAACAGAATACTCCAGAAACACAAGCTATCTATATTTCAAATGACTTATCTAGGATTGGCCAGAAAAATGCAACAGATGATTCCTTACCAACGAATGATCAAGACTTGAAAGGAGGTGAGGGAAATGAAGAAGAAGGAAATTCGCACGATTGACATCACCAACCTTTCAACGCGTTCTGATGAAGAAACTCATACGAGGACCATTAGTGGATATGCTGCTGTATTCAATAGCCCAACACTATTATGGGACGATTTGAGTGAAGTAATTGCACCAGGCGCTTTTGCTAGAACGATTAGTAACTCCGATGTACGTTGCTTATTTAATCACGATTGGTCTAATGTACTAGGGCGAACCAAAAGCGGAACCCTTCGATTGTCAGAAGACGATCATGGTTTGAAATTCGAAGTCGATTTGCCAGATACAACGGTAGCAAGAGACTTGGTTAAATCTATGGAACGCGGAGACATTAATCAATGTAGTTTTGGATTTGTACCAACTGAAGAAACATGGGATTACAATTCAGAACCTATGCTTCGAACAATTAGCGAAGTGGAATTATATGAAGTTTCTATTGTTCCTTTGCCGGCTTATGAAGATACAGAGGCAGCGCTAAGGAGCCGTGATGATTTAGAAAAAAATATTGCACAAAGAAAAGAATTAATCAAAAAAATTAATCAAGCGCTAGAAGCGTAGGAGGAAACTATTATGGACAAAGAATTATTGAAAAAAATGAAGGCACGTCGCGAACAACGTTTAGCTGAACTACGCCAAAAAATTGAATCTGAGGAATTACGTGAAGCAGATTTAGAAGCCGTGAAAGAAGAAATTGATAGTGTGGTTCTGTTGCAAAGTTTTAAATCTACTATCAAATAAGGTAGAATAATAGAAAAAGATAGCAGGAGGAATGACGATGAATCATTTTAAAGGAAAGCAATTTCAGCAGGATGTGATTATTGTAGCCGTGGGCTACTATCTTCGTTATAACCTTAGCTATCGTGAAGTTCAAGAAATCTTATATGATCGTGGCATTAACGTTTCTCATACGACGATTTATCGTTGGGTGCAAGAATATGGCAAACTACTCTATCAAATTTGGAAAAAGAAAAATAAAAAATCCTTTTATTCATGGAAAATGGATGAAACGTACATCAAAATTAAAGGAAAATGGCATTATTTGTATCGAGCCATCGATGCAGATGGTTTAACCTTGGATATTTGGTTACGTAAAAAACGGGACACACAAGCAGCCTATGCTTTTCTTAAGCGGTTAGTGAAGCAGTTTGATGAACCGAAGGTTGTAGTCACAGATAAAGCCCCCTCTATTACAAGTGCCTTTAAGAAACTAAAAGAATACGGCTTTTATCAAGGGACAGAACATCGTACCATTAAATACCTGAATAATTTGATTGAACAAGACCATCGTCCAGTAAAGAGACGCAATAAATTCTATCGAAGTTTACGCACTGCCTCTACCACGATTAAAGGCATGGAAGCCATTCGAGGATTATATAAGAAAACCCGAAAAGAAGGCACTCTCTTCGGGTTTTCGGTCTGTACTGAAATCAAGGTATTATTGGGAATCCCAGCTTAAATCATAGATACCGTAAGGGATTTTATTCTTTATTTAAAACTTTGCAACAGAACCAACTAGACTGTGCAAAATAGAGACACTTGAAAAATCTATCGGGGGTCAGAAACTTAATAGTTTTTGACACATAAACAAAATCGCGATATAATGGGGTTGAGAGTGTTTCATAAACTTATGTCATAAAGTTAAGGAGATTTCGCATGATTTTAGAGAATAAATTGGGATTAACCAATCAAGTTGAGTTGGCTAAGGTTGAAGAAAAACTCAGTAAACAAAAAGCGAAAGAATTGTACGATTGTGGAAAAATAAATGAAATCGAAGTTGGTACATTTAAAGGTTTATCTGAAATTCATGAATTTCTATTTTCGGATATTTACGATTTTGCCGGAAAAATCCGATCGGTCAATATTGCAAAAGGAAATTTTCGATTTGCACCAGTTATGTATTTAGAACATTCGTTACAGCATATTGATCAGATGCCACAAACTTCTTTTGAAGAGATTATCAAGAAATATGTGGAGATGAATATCGCTCACCCATTTCGAGAAGGAAATGGCCGAAGTACTAGAATTTGGCTGGATCTCATTTTAAAGGAAGAATTGCAAAAAGTTGTAGATTGGAACTTAATCGATAAAGCAGACTATCTTTCTGCAATGGAGCGAAGTCCCATAAACGATTTGGAAATACGCTATCTAATTTCCAATGCTCTGACTGATAAAATTGACGATCGCGAGTTATATATGAAAGGAATCGATGTCAGCTATTTCTATGAAGGGTATTCTGAGTATACGATAGATGATTTGTAAAAGTAGGTGGACCAAATGACGAAATATGGATATGCACGTGTCTCAACCGCTTCTCAAAGTACAAAAGAACAAATTCAACAGTTGCTTGAGAACGGCGTAGAGAAGAAGAATATTTTTTCAGAAAAATTTACGGGTACAAAACGGGATCGGCCAAAATTCAATCAGCTGTTGGCTGGTCTGAAGCCTGGAGATGAAATAGTTGTTACGAAGCTTGATCGATTTGCTCGTAACACGAGAGAAGCATTAGAGATCATTGAACCTTTACTCGATGATAACGTAACGATCAAGGTTTTGAATCTAGGAACGATTGAAAATACGTCCATGGGGCGAATGGTGACACGGACGTTGTTGAGTGTAGCAGAAATGGAACGTGATATGATTGTGGAACGTACCCAAGAAGGAAAAATGTTTGCAAGAAAGAATAATCCTAATTTCAGAGAAGGACGTCCGAAAGCAACAATCACACCGAAGAAGAGGCACGCATATGAACTGCTTACTTCAGGTAAATCGTATAAGGAAGTTGAAGCTATAACCGGTTTCAGTCGCAGTACGCTTTTTAGAATAAAGAAGAAAATTGAAGAAAGTTAAAAAAGAAGTCTCAGCGAACCAGACAGGTAAATACTTAATGCGTTCTAGATATGAGTCTATTAGCATGTTGTGAAATATAATATTTTTTTATTTACTTGATTTCTGCTCAAAAAATGTGTATGGTAACTGTAAAAGGTAAAGTAATTAAAGGTATGCTAGCCACGCTTACTATATTAGGATACCATCATATATTTATAATGAACGATTTGTTCGTCTACCAAACAACACATATCGTTCAGCGTAAGTCACGTTTAGGAACGTGGCTTTTTTAGTGTTATTATCGATAAATAATCTATTGACTCTATTGATTTTATCTCCATATCCCTACGGTGTTGATTGTCTTTAGATCTTTCATTTAAGAACCAAATAACTATCATAAAAATCAGCACTGCTGCTAATATAATAAACAGCATTCCTATTGTGATATTACTGGATTTGAGTCAATATCTTGGACACATTTTAGTAGAGACGGTTAAGCCATTTTTTCTTTTGCTAATTCTTCAAATTCCTGTGGGGTTAGATAGTGAATCGAGCTATGGATTCGATTTCGGTTATAAAATCCTTCAATGTAGCTAAATAGCGCTCGATTTGCTTCTTCAAAATCTGAGTAGCTAGTCGTGTAGACTTCTTCTTTTTTCAATGAGGCATGGAAAGATTCGATTCCAGCATTATCATAAGGTGTTCCTTTTCTACTATAAGAATGCCTTATTTTGTTGGTTTTAAGCCATTGTTCCACTTCTCTTGCTGTGTATTGGCTGCCCAAGTCAGTGTGTAGAATCATTCCTTCTGGAATGTGATAATGTATTTTTGCTTTATTCAATGTTTGAATGACACAATCCACAGTCATTCGTTTTGAAAATGTATAACTAATAATTCTTTTCGTGTGTAAATCCATGATTGAAGATAAGTAACACCAACCATTTTTCTTAGTAGGAATGTACGTAATGTCAGCTGCCCATTTCTCACAGATCGTTTCAGTAGAAAAGTCCTGATTTAAGAGATTCTCTTTTGAAATGATGGAATGGCAACAGTTTTTTTGACAAATTTTATAAGGTGCAGAACTTCTTTCCGTATGCTATTCCGATTGTCCTTGACAATGAGCCTCCTCGGATGTGACGATCTTCGGCAGGAGCTAACAGTTAAAGTTAGACTGCCTCGCTAGCGTTAGCACATCCGAGCTCATTATCAAGGATTCGCTGCGCCAATCTCTGGTTACGGTAACCAACCGGTGTCTCGTAGCCAAGTGTACCGTGCAACCGAAGGTGGTTCCACCAATTGACATAGTCAAATAACTCCAAATCCAATTGTTGTAAGGTTTCAAATGTGTATTGATAGACAAATTCTACTTTCAACGACTTATAAGTTGATTCAGCTACGGCATTATCAAAAGGACAGCCTTTATGACTCAATGATCGATTGATGTCAAAAGTTGTTAATAATTCATCAATAGCTTGGTTATCAAACTCTTTTCCACGATCAGTATGAAAAATCTCAACCTCTGTCAGAGGTTGTTTGATACGGCTAAATGCTTTTTTTACTAGAACGGCATCTTTATGTTCTCCACAAGAATAGCCGAGAATTTCTCGATTGAACAGATCCAAAATGAAACAGACATAATTCCATTTTTTCCCGACTCGTACATAAGTCAAGTCTGTTACGATCGCTTCTAATGGGTTGTCTCTTAAGAATTTACGATTCAATACGTTTGTCGTTTTGGCTTCATTGCAAGTAGAATGATGTACTTTAAAATAAGCAACAGTATAGCTCGATTTTAATCCTCTATTTTTCATGATTCTACTAATTTTTCGTCGGCTGATCTGAATGCCTCGTTTTGATAAGGCTTTTTTTATTTTTCTTGAGCCGTAGGCCTTTCGGCTGCGGATAAATTCTTCAGCGACTACTTCTTCAAGTTCTGATTCGTCTTTCTTTGGTTTTGATTGATAATAATAGGACTGACGTGATAGACCTAATATTCTGCACATCGCTGATATAGGGTAAAGATGCTTATTCGCATCGATTACTTGTCTCTTCGTCCGAATATCAGCGCTGCTTGCTTTAAAATATCATTTTCCATTTCTAATTGCTGGTTTCTTTTACGTAGTTCTAACAATTCTTTTTGTTCAGGCGTAAGATTATCTTTTTCTTTGAATGAACCACTCGTTTTAAATTGCTTTACCCATTTGTCAAATGCTGAAGCCGTTAGTTCATATTCTCGAATGATTTCTACACGTGGCTTTCCAGCTAAGTAAAGATTGACGATTTGTTGCTTGAATTCTTGTGAAAAAGTTCTTCGTGTTCTCTTAGACATAAAAATTCCTCCTGGTATGTTTTCTTCTAGTCTACACACCTTAATTTTTCTGTCTAGTTAATTGTAGCCTATCCATGATCGGTTTATTAGACCTTTGAGGTCTATATTTTTTAACTACAATCGACCTTAAATTTAATTGTTTCATTAGCTTTTGGACATGTTTAAGAGATACTGAAATCCCTTCTTTTAATAAAACTTGATGGATCTTTGTGGCACCATAGCGTTGTTTATTCGTAAAAAAAATTGTTGAAATCTTCTTTTTCAACTTATTATTTCTGATTTCTGTAGCTGTCAACGGTTTATTCTTATAAAAATAATAGACACTTCTAGGGATTTCTAATAACCGACACAACAAAGAAACAGTGTAATCCTTACACCATTTTTCAATAAATTGAACAAGCGAATTTAGGTTTTCCGAGAGAATATGGCTGCGGCTTTTTTTAAGATTTCAAGTTCCTCATTTAAACGAGCATTTTCTTTTCTCAGTTCAGCTACTTCTTTTCCAGTCAGTCCTGTGGACTGATCAGGTAAATATAAATTCTTCCATTTGTAAATCGTTGCTTCAGATAAGCCATATTCTTTCGCTAACCCTCGAACAGAACGTCCAGTTTGATTCAGTTCAACAATCATTTGTTTAAAATTTTCTTCATATCGGGTCATAAAAATTCATCCTCTCGTAGATAAGTTTAATTTATTCTTGTCTCTACGAAAAGCTGTCTAAGATTTGATACTAACACCAAATGTTGTATACCCCCAAACAATACACATATTTTGAAGGATTAGGATTAATAAAGCTAAAAATATAGTAAGTATACTAAATATATTTACTATATCTAGTATACTTACTATATTTTAATCTTTTGATCGTCTATTATATATAATCCGTTCCTCGTCGTTTAAAGTATCAACATAGGCGTCCATTGCAAGTTTGACTATTTCATACATAGGAATATCTTTTGCATAACTAAGATCCCGAATGGTTTTTAGTACGGGAGGATCTACTTGAACTGGTTTTCTTTCTTTCGCAGTGTACTTTCGTTCCCCTAACTCGACATTAATATCATCTTTAATTGAAATATCTTCAGCACCAATTTTCTTCTTATCTTTGTTCGTTGGTAATAATGCCATTTAGTTTAATCTCCTTTCCAAGAGGTAGGATATGATTGGCCATTGAGTCAGCATATTTAGGTGTATAATCAAATCCTTCAATATCACCATGTTGTTCATAGTATTCAATTCTTTCTTCTAATTCTGTAAAGATGTCTGCAAAAATAGCCCACCATCTTCGATCTACATAATCATTTAATTGGATACCATTCTCACCATACATTTCTAACCGATCCGAGCCTTTAACAATGCTTTTAAAAATGTTTGATTCACCATACTTATCAATTGTTTTTTGATAGTTTGCGTGTTGAGAGGAACGTCGCACTGAGAAAAGAACAGGCAAAATTCCAATGATTTGAAGATGAGACTCTTCAAAATTCGTGACAATCGGAACTAAAACTTTATTAATAAAATCTTCTGTTCCTTCCATTGCGTACCGTTTTAATTCTTGCATTGCAATAATATAATCTGCAGCAGTTAAGAATGCACGAACCACATTATCTGTTGATGGTGGGCAGTCGATAAAGATATAATCGAAATTTTTTCTCAATTCTTCTAAAGGTTTAATGAAGGCCAATGATCTCTTACGACGATCAGGATATTTTTCGGACAAGTATTCATTAAGTTCTTCAGATCCAGGAGAGCCAGCCATAATATATAAATGTGGACTTACTTGAGTAATACCTGAAACCCAGTCCCCTTTTTGATTGCTGCAGACATGGATCGATCAAAGCTAGTAATTTGATACGTTGATCCAATGTTGGAAGTAGTATTTCTTTGTTGGTCATAATCAATTAGCAACACGTCTTTTTCAAAAAGTTGACTAGAAACAATCGCTAATAAATCATTGTCTGTAGTCTTACCAATGCCGCCTTTTCTACCTGTAAGCATTACAACTTTTCCTAGTTTATCTGATGTTTTAAATGCAGTCCGTAAGTTTTCCATAGTTCCCTCCAATTTCCTATACTAAATATATTTAGTATACTTCATATACTTAATATATTCGATATATCTAATATACTCCAAATTGATAAGAATTCAGACTTTATAAGGAATATAGTGGATATACTAAATATATTTGCTATATTCAGTATATCAGATATATTCAAAATGTCAAAATATATTTGTGCGTTTTGCGTTGACAATTTAGAGTGAAAAGAGGTAAACTTAATTCTATAGAAACCACAGATAATTCACTATTTACAAAGTAGCAAAAGCAGTGGTACTCTTTAAACAGAAAAATTACATAAAAAAAAGAGACGGAAATAATTGATTTTAGCAGAATCAATTATTTCTGAATCACATGGTTAGGACATGTGTTCACGCTCGTCTCAAGAATATGTAAGTAGCTACCAACTACTTATATTAAAAGTTGATCGGATACCTTTTCCGATTGCCTTTATTCTACCAAAAAAAGGCGAGCAACTCAACAGAAGAACGTTTATTTAGTGTACTTAAATTAAATATTCTTAAACACTGAAGAGAGAACACATACTATGGCTGAGATTAAAGCTAAACTGTGTTCTCTTTTGTTTGAGAAAGGACGTTACAATCGATGTTGAGCGAAATTTATTCAGCTATTCTTAAAAACGGCTTACGTACATACAAATATCGAAACAGCACCATGAAACCTGCAGGTCATATTGATTCCAGTAGGAGTGGTGCTATCTTTGCGTACCGTAGCAAGCAATTAATGAATGTTGGGCGTGGTATGGTCATTACTTCGGAAGAAGCTATTTTAGAGAACGAAAAGAAACTAACGCATTGGACACCTAATACCTATCGCTTTGGTACTTATGCGGATGATTATCGAACAGTGGTTAAAGGTCATTCTGAGAAAAACTTAAGTCAAATCAACACATTTGTAGTTGATATCGATTCAAAAGAGAACCATCAAGGCGAAATTATTTTAGCCTGTTTAGATCAAGTGGGCTACATGCCAACGCTAATTTTAGAATCAGATCATGGTTATCAAGTTTATTTTGTACTAAAGACACCAGGCTATGTCACAAAGAAAAGCAATTTCAAGGTGATCGATGTAGCAAAAAAATTTCAAAAACAATTCGTCTACAGTTGGCTGAAAAATTGTCCGGAGTGGATCTAGGATGTAACCACTTCGGAATTGCTCGATTCCCACAAGAAAATAATATTGTTTTTAAAGAAATGAACTATCAGTATTCTTTTGCTGACTGGATTCAATGGTCGATGAAGCTTGAATCAGATCAAAAAACAAAAGAAGATCGAGAACGAAAACTAATTGTCTTTCCTGAGAAAAAAGAAATTCGTCAAGTAGATGAACCGTGGTTCGATATGTTACTTCATAAAGCAAACATCGTCGGCGGAGAAGGACGTCTTGGTCGAAATAATGTGATTTTCACGCTTTCTTTAGCTTATTACTCTTCAGGTTATGCATTGGATACTTGCGAATACAATATGTTCACATTCAACGAACGGTTACAGGAACCGCTATCTGAAGCAGAATTAGTAAAGATTGTACGTAGTGCTTATTCTGGTAATTATCAAGCAGCAAGCAGAGAATTCATTATTGAATTGTGCCAGCAATGGGTTTCACCAACCTTAAAAAATAATGATCTGTTCATTCAACGACGTGGCTGGTGGAAATTTAAAAAGCCACGAGATCAAAGAAAATATAGTCATAAAAATGAATGGAAAGAAGATCTATTGGCTTATCTAAGCGAAAAAAGTCTTGCTAGTGAGCCTTATTTGAACCTGTCAAAAAAAGAATTGGCTTCACAACTAACGATGCCCAAGCGAACACTTGATAAGATCTTAAATGAGTTACGAGAGGAGAATAAAGTCTTCTACAAGGTAACACGAGGAAGAAATGGCGGAATGATCATTGCTTCAGTCAAAACGTTGTTCGCGAGGGTTATTCAACTAAGTAAAGAAAAGAGACTAGATTATTCAACAAGGATCACAGAGGTATTTGGACTCAACGAGAGCTTAGTAGAAGAGACATTTAGACAATTATCAACCCCTTGAACCCTCTTAAAGAAGTGAATCTTTTTGAAGTAGATACAGGTTGAAAAATAAAAGGTGCAAATTGCCTTATACAATATATCTATGATACTTCTGTAGGTGTTGCTCCCTTTGCCTAGCTACGTGTAGGTGGTATACTTATAACTGCGTATGCAGTCTTATGTATCATGGAGGAAGTTGTATGTCGTTAAAAAATTATGTCTATTCACATCCTGTTAATGTGTTTATCATTGGTCGTTTGGGATTATCTGTGGAAGTGTTCTGTGAGCTTTATGGTTTTAAGCAGGGGACTTTGTCTTCTTGGGTTACCAGGGAAAAAACAGTTGCTTCTTTGCCGATTGAGTTTCTTCATGGGTTGTCCTTAGCTTCTGGGGAGACTATGGATCAGGTATATGATTGTTTGTGTGTGTTAGAGCAGGAGTATATTGAGTATAAAATAGCTAACGAGTTAAGAAAAAGGAAGAAGTATATCCAGTAGTAGTTTTTATTTACTCTTAATTGTCAAATTAAGTTAGACAAATCATCAATACTTACGTAACTCAAAAATACTTCCAAAGGTGTTCGATAATTCAGTGATTTTCTAGGAATATTATTTCGTTTCGATGCGACAGATTGAATAAAAGATTCATCTACTGAATTGAAATCCATAGATTTCAATAAACCATCTCTACGTAACAATCCGTTAGAATTCTCGTTTAGGCCTCTTTGAGACGGCGTTCCTGGATCAGCGAAATAAATGGCAATATCATTGGCATTACTGATCTGTTTCCAATTTGAAAATTCCTTTCCACAATCAAAAGTGATGGATTTGAATAGATTTTTCGGTACAGATTCAAACCAATGATTTAATTTGTTTTCAATATCAATCGCTTGTCTACCACACGGTTTCAATGTGATGATAACTTTTGATAATCGCTCAACTAAGGTAATTACAGCACTTTTATGTTTCAAACCTACGATAGTGTCACCTTCAAGGTGACCAAACTCATTTGAGAATTGGCTATAATCTTTTTCACGTTCATGAATAGAGCGACGGAAAGCTTGTTTTCCACGTCTTTCTTGATGTCCATTTGGTTTACGCTTGCCTTTCAT